GTGTTCTCCTGAAGATGTGCTTAAAAATGCTCAAATGTTTTATGATTGGGTAATGGGTACTGATGTACAGAAGAAAGTAGATAAGGTAGCTAAGGCTTTTAACGATAAGTTTGCAGGTACAACTCCTGATGATTTACCTTTTTAATTATGACAGATAGAGAAAAATTTGAAACCATTTGCGACCTTACTACTCACACAGTAGGGTTGCAACAAGGTTCTTTAGCTTATAAGACTAGAAAGCAAGAGATATTAGTACCTAGAATGGTAGCTACTGTAATAGGTAGAATAAGTAAAGACATACATCCTACTATAATTGCAGATATAATTAATAAGGATCGTACTTCTGTAATACATTATATGAAGTATCACAAATCTAATTATGCAAGTTTTCCAGTTTATAGAGATACTTTTAATAAAGTTTGGAAAGCATATAATGAACTAGAAAAGATAAAGATAGTATTTGCAGACAAAGAACAAATGATTAGACATTTATTAGATGCAGGTGTTAAGATTGTAGCTAAACCACAAGTTAAGATTAAAATATTATGTGGTAAGTATAAATACTTAGTAAATACTACCTATTTGGATTTCTCAAATAATATTGATATAATTAAGAACTCATTAAAACATTATGATTACTCATACGACATTATAACAATATGAACGAAACACCAAACTATTATGCAATAATACCTGCAAACGTAAGGTATGCTGATCTAAAACCTAATGCTAAACTATTATACGGAGAGATAACTGCTTTAAGTAATAAGCACGGATTCTGCTTTGCATCTAACAAATACTTTGCAGAGTTATATAAAGTAAATAAAAATACTATTAGTTCTTGGATTTCTGATTTAAAAAATTACGGATTTGTAACAGTAAAGATAGAACGTAATGTAAATAACCAAATCACTAAAAGATGTATAGGTATACTGAAAAAGATGGATAACCCTATACACGAAAAGCTGAAGTATAATAATACAAGTATTAATACTACAAGTAATAATATATCTATAAAGGAAAAATTTGAAAATTTAGTTATGTTTTTTGATTATCCTAAAGAAATGAAATTAGACTTTATTAATTACTGGACAGAAAAAAGTTCTGATAGATCAAATGCTAAGATGAGGTATCAGAAACAAGCTACCTTTGATGTTAAGTTGCGACTTGATCGTTGGGCGAAAAATTCTGCTAAGTGGGATAAACCAAAGAAAGCAGGAACTTCAAAATTAGATGCACAGATAGATGAATGGCAAAAGGCAAAGAGTTTACTATGATAGATGAGTATAAGGAGAAACTATACCTAGAAAAGTTATATAAAAAAAATACTATAGATTTGGATAACTATTTTAAGTATAGTGGTAAGTTAGAAGTTGGTAAGAGATTTAAAGAAGTAACAGAGGAATATACTTATAAGTTAAGTTGTTACATAAAAAATGATATGAGTAAGTACAAATTAAAAAACTATAGAAAATGAAAGAATTAGATTTTAACGAAAACATTATAGAAGATTTAAATTTAACTGAATTACAAATCTTAAATATTATTTCTAAATGGTACACAAATGGTATGATGCACGATATTATATGGGATTGTGAGTGTAGGGAATTAGATGAGATAGTAGAAGATTTATTTTTTGAAAAATTAGAAGAAGAAAATTTAATTAGAAGTATAAAATTATGAAAACACTTCAGGAGGAAAACATTAAGGAACTAACAGAAAAGGTCTTAGACTTAGTAGCTAAGACATCAGTAGAGTTAGGACACAGAGCAGATGCTAAAACAATGGCATCATTATCTAAAATACTAGCAGAAGACTTACAAAAAGAGAATAGATTTAGAAGAATGTCTATAAATCAAATACAAGATGCTTTTCACATAGGAGTTAGATTCTGCGAGTTTGATCCTTTTTTAAATATAAAAACTTTTTATCGTTGGATTATTGCACATAAGAAAACTGTTAATGATGCTTACTATCAAGTACATACTCTAAACAAGAATCCACAAGAAGTACCTTTTTATCAAGAACCTAAAAAACTTTTAAAATGAAAACAATAACTATAACTGAAAATGAAATAAGTAGTTCTATAGATGCAATTAAATGGCATTTAAAAAACTATGGACATATAACAAGTTTACAAGCTATTAAATTATATGGTGCTACAAGATTAGCAGATATAATATATAAGTTAAAGAAACAAGGTTATACTATACATACAACTGATTTAGAATTTACTACTAGATTTGGTAGAAAAACAACAGTAGCTAAATACTTATACTTCAAACCAAAACCTCAGTTTGAACAGAAATTAATATGGGGGTAAAAAAACCAGTAAGTAAACTAAAGAAAGAGTTAGATAGTTGGTTCTCTAAATATATAAGACTAAGAGATGCTACAGATATGGGTGTTGCTCAATGCTTTACTTGTGGTAAGATAGATCATTACAAGAAACTACAGAACGGACACTTTCAATCTCGTAGACATCACAATACAAGATGGGATGAAAAGAATTGTCAAGTACAATGTGTTAAGTGTAATATGTTTGGACAAGGAGAACAGTATAAGTTCGGTATGTATTTAGATGCTAAGTATGGATTAGGAACTGCTGAGGAACTAGAGTTTATGTCTAAGGTAAATGTAAAAATGATGCGTATAGATTATGTAGAGAAGATAAGTTATTACAAAGACCTTGTTAATAAAATAAAAAAGGAAAAGAATATAGAATGAATAATTTTCTATATTTGAATATGACCAAACCTATATTTGCAAATACTACACACCAAATAATTGTCAATGATTATTTAAACTTAATGCTAACATTTGCAAAAGACATATCTACTAAAGCAAAGTTTGAAAACTTTAAGGAAGTTTTAGATTGCGTTTTAGAATATCACAATAGTTACGGAGAAGATGTAAATGGTGGTAACTGGAACGATTGGTTAATGATAATACCTATTAATACTTCTGTAATGATTAATGGATATTTTGCAGGAATACAAACTAAAGGCAATTTAGAAATAGTTAGGTCTTATAAAGTATTGTTAGATAATGCGTTAGAGGTTTTGGTTAATGATTTGCGAGAAATAGAATACAATAATGAATAAAGTATATGAAGCAGTAGCAGATTGTAGAAAGACATTTGTAGAAATGTCCTATGCTTTTACTCACGATATAAACGAAATAGAAGAAGCTTGTTCTGAATTAATGTTATATTTTTTACAAATGAATCCCTCAGTATTAAAAAGTATTTTTGAGAAAGATGGACAGAAAGGATTAATAAGATATGGTGCAGTAGTATTAAGAAGAAGTTTTACATCAGTAAGAAGCCCTTACTATTATAAGTACAAGAAATACTATACTAACTTAGATGCACAAGCAAGTACATTAACTTACGACATAACAGAAAGTGGAGAAACATCTAATGAAAAGAATCTTTACAACATACCTAATCCTGAAGAATATAAACAATGGCAAAAGCTAGAACTTATTGACCAAGCATTAGAAAATGTTTACTGGTATGATAGAGATGTATTTAAGTTATATTATTACGAGGGTAATACATTAACAGGACTAGCAAAAAAGACAGGCATAAGTAGAAACAGTCTGTTCACGACTATAGACAAAGTAAGAGAACAACTTAAAGAATTGTTAGATGAGTAATTTCTTTGTCAAAGATGAGGTGTATCAAGAACGTATGGAAATATGTAGAGGTTGTGTGTATTATAAAAAGTTATTAGGAAATTGCTCCGTATGTAAATGTTTTATGAAAATCAAGTCAAGAATTTCCGTAATGGAGTGTCCTCAAAAGTATTGGGGAAAGACAACAGAAGTAGAAAGACCTGATGATATACCACAAGAACTAATAGATGAATGTTTATTGATTTGGGAAGATGTAAAGACAGGAGTAGCAAAGAACGTAACAGTAAAAAAGAAAATGATAGAATTATATAATGTTATATATAATGCCAATTTTAAAACTACAAGTAACTGTGGTTCTTGTTTAAATAGTTGCTATCACGGAATAAGACAAATAGTAGAAAAATATAAAACATAAAATATGAAAAATAAGATACCTGATTATTATATAGGAAAGAATTATAAATACGAAGCTAGAAAAGTAATATCAGATTGGGAACTAAACTGGAATGTAGGTAATGCAGTAACGTATCTACTAAGAGCAAACTTTAAACATAATTCTCCAGAGGAATGTATAAAGAAAGCTATACACCATTTAGAGTTTGAGTTAGAGGAGTTAGAGCAACAAAAGAAAAAGAATATTAGATTAAATCATATTTAATTATGTTAAACTATGTATGTAATTTTTGTGGTAACACAAGACAACTATCTAAAGCTACATTAGAAGTAGTTGATGGTAAGGTAAGGACAAGAGAAGCATTGTGTAAATGTGGAGAGTATATGCAAGAAGAATCTAAAGAGTTTGGGGGTTTTCCAAATATAAGAAGAACAGAACCATCACTAAGTAAAAGACAAGATAGAATGTGGAAAGAAACAAAAGAAAAATTTACCAGTTAATGAAATTTGTAATACACGATAAAAAAGACAAGATGCAATTAGTAAACTATTTAAAAGATATAGAAAGTCCTTACACAGTAGATGTAAAGA